TCTTTCTTTTCTTCAGGCTTTTTGTCGTCTTCGTTATCTTTTTTGTCTTTCAACTTTTCTTCAAGTTCATTGCACTTGTTGCGAAGCGCATTGATTTCTTTGACCGCTTCTTCAATGGTCATATGTTCATCTTTTTCTTCATTGACCGTAATGATTTGATCTTTAATTTCTTTTAATTCCACGTCCGCTTCATTGATCAAATCAACAAGGGCCGCTTCACGGCCAGTCTTTGGTAGCATCACGGATAACCCTTCAAGGTCAATCCCGTTTTCTACCTTAGACTTTTTAAAAAAGTTGAAAGGCATCTTACTCTCCAATTTTTGGGGTTCTTGTTTTAAAGAATTTTGCAAGCGGAGAAGTTCCGCTTTCTTATCTTCATTGTATTTTTTAAACTCTTCTGGCGTGAGAATCACCGATTGCGCGTAACGAGGATTATTAACAATCGCGAGGTGTTCAAATTCTCCATCGAGAATTTGTTCATCGTATTCTACCCCGTTCCACAATCCTCGCCGGGCATCGGTTTGTTTCTTGAGATAAGCATTGGAAAGTTTCCAGCCGGAATTAATGGCATCAATCCCTTTCTGGGAAACAACAATAAACTCCGCCCAGGTGTCGCCATCCGCTTCATTGTAGAAAGAGCGGATTACCCAACCATCAGCTTCCTGCTTTAATTCATCAATCGGTTTGTCGATAACATCTTCAACGTGTTTGACAAAAACAGGTTTTCCCTCGAACGAGGGATTCATTTTGCGGATTGTATCTTCATTGATGAGGATACGCATGGCGTGTTCGCCTTCTTTGTATTCAGCGACACCTGGCCAAAAATGCTTACCAAAGAATCTTTTTCCCGCCGTAGAGTTTTTAATCATGAATTACTTTTTGGAAATTGGAATTTTAAAAGTAATTTTGATTGTTAAAGATAGATTCTGTTTTTTTAAGCAAAGCAACGAGAAAAATGAATCATTGCCATTTTGTCATGACAACTTGGCAATCTTGTATGATCCATCTGCATAGCGAACAGGATTGCCCTTCTTATCTTTTTCGATTTGAAAATTAAAAAGAGCTTTGGCCGTACAACGACAATTGTACGCTCCTCCCGGAAGGATATGCTTATTCAACTGAAAATCTAATGGTGGTTCATCCCAGCGATAGACCTTATTATCGAGAATAATATGCGAGGGACGAACAGGATGGTTAGGTGTTCCCTTCACGCATCGCCATTGGAAGTATTCTGATCCTGCTTCTTGCGCCTTAGAATATTTATAAGTCGTCATCATGAGGCGCGTTTCGTTTCTGGCCAGAAAGGCGGCCTTCTTTTGCACGCGCTCCAATTCTTTCCCCGTGAGCTGCTCAAATTGCTTACCTGGGGCAAGGTAAGAGGACATCTTTTCCCCGTACTTCTCAAAGATATACGTGTCTATCTGGCCAGGTTTATCCCAAGAGCCGTAGCGTTTACCCGATATAATAATGCCCTGAATATCTGCTCTGAACTTCTTTATTTCTTCATCGGCCCAGGAAACGATAAAGAAGTCCATGTTCTTTTCCCAATCCTTAGCTACCTTAGATTTAACAAACTTAGAGAACTGCGGTTTGATGGCCACGGCCTTCAGAATATCTTTAAGCTCCAACTCTCCTCTCGTGATGGCCTTAGAAAATAATGCTTGGCCTTTAAATTGTTCGGCGACTGTTTTGCCAGAAAAGGACTTTAGGAAGTTATCTGCTTCTTTAAGTTTCTTAAGCATGGCCATATTAGAGGCCTTTACGATGGCCTTCAATTCCTGGGGCATTGCCGCTTCGGAGAGTTTAAATGAGGCACTTTTGGTATCCCATTTTGCCCCTAGCCGTTTTAATTCCCGAGAAGTAGTCGCAGAGAACTTACCGATGAATCTATCCCGCCAATAAGTGATTTGGCCGTTACTGATGGCGTCTTCTAAGGCCTTGGGAAGGTCATTTTTCGTTACCTTCTTACCTTTAAGGATCTTGATGATGGGATCATAAAAGAACTTACGGAAAACGCGAAGTAATTCCGCTTCCACCTCATCTATCATCTCATAATCAACGGAAAAGTCTTTCTGCGTTCTCATACCTTTTCAATCTTCTCAATCCTAAAGAAGTGAACAATATCTTGCTCCCTTTCCGTTTCAATGAAGACGTTTTCGAGGAAATGTTCTAAACAGGCCACTGCGTTTTCATAATCCGAAAAGACAACGGCCTCTTCCTTATCCGTGGTTACGGAATAAGTGTTTTCATCGCTGAGGAAGAAGATCCCCTGGGGAGAGTCCGAAACGGCCGTCCAGCCTCTTTTTATCTGCGGCCGCTGATTAACATCTATCTCCTCAAGGAACTTCTTATTTAGCTTCTTTAGTTGTTTCATTTTTTTTAGTTGGCGTTTCGCATTTTAATATAATGCGCCGATAATCGTTTCGTTCTTGCTGTACTGTCGCCGCAGCGGCCATTCGCTTAAATCGTAATATTGCCTCATTTTGGCCTGCCACGAATTGATCCATTGCTTGTTCCTCTCTTGCATTTTCTTCCTTAAGCTCCTGCACTCTCCGATGCATTGTCCGCACGGGAACACCTAAACTTCTCGCCGCCGCTTCAATGGTCGGAAAGATCTTAATAGATTCTGCGATAATGTCCTTCTCCACCGATTCTAAAGTTTGGCCTGGAAACCACGTTACAACCGCCATCATCTTGTCCCTCGTTATAGAATTACGCGACAAACTTGCCGCCATGTTTCATGTACCACCAAGCAATGAACTCCCATTTCTCACGGCCAAAAGCTTCAACTGATCTTTCCTTGGCCTTTTCCCATAAGGCCTTATCCGTATAATCTTCAAACATTTCCTTAGGCCGTCCGCGAGTCCAGGCATCCCCGCCATCCGCTAAATAGGAAGCACGGTCAAACCCTGCCGTGTTTTGTAGCTTTTTGGCCTGCGCTTCTTCTAAGACTTGCGCAGCGGTAAAGGCAGGAACTTCCTTTTCTAGTTCATTTAAAGAAGTATCTGGTTTAATCGGCGTAACCACCGCTTCCGTTTCTGTTTTCACTTCTGCTTTTTCGATTAAACTCTCCGCTTCTGCATCATCTTCATTAAGTTCTTGTCCTGCTAAGTCTAAGGAAATGCCTAAGAGCTTTTCCTTGTTACAAGCTTCACGGAACTCATAGCGGGTAATTTCCCCGCGTTCTCTTGCTTGGAGGAGGCGGGTAAACTTCGCATTTTTCACCGCTTCTTCTTGTTCGCTGGTCATAATGCGGAGGCTGTCAAAGCTGATCTTAAGATCATCAGGAATAAAACCAAACATCTGCTGGCAACGGAGTTCAACAATCTTATGCAAGTGCCATTTAACCTTTTCTCTTACTTGGCCTTCTACTAATGAAGCGTAGTTTTCTAAGTCATCTTGTCCCGAACTAAAACCCGTGGCCGATTGTCCCCAAATTTTGTTTTGGGGCATCCGTAAGCTTCCCGCCATGGCAATGCGGTTTTCCCGGCTTACTTCGGCAATGCCTGAAAAAGACCCCGAAAGGTTTTTGTAATCAAAGTCGTCTTCCTTATCCAAAGCAATCGCGTGCTGATAGTTCTTTTGCATATTCGCGATGGTGAGACGCTTGCGGACTTGTTCCGTTCCTTGTTCCGAAATCACCGCCGAGTTAAGGCCTTCCACTTTGTAAACGTCTACTTTACACTCATCTAATAATTCAAAGCTAAGATCATTGATCTTTAAGTATTGATTTAACGGGGCAACGATTGCTTCCATCATAGATGCGCCCCATCCTCTTAATTGTCCGCGTAAGAAGCTAGGAGCTTCAATCCCAATCATCCTTAGAAGACGCGAAGCATGGAGCTTGCAGGTGTAGTATTGGTAATATTCTGGATTAACGTAACCTGCGCCATTTAAGATGGATTGTTCTAAGGGTGCGCCTTCCCCGGAGGCGGGCATATTCCACTTCCCATCATCACCTTGGGTGAAGAAGAGTTCCCATAAGTTACACGGGAAAAACTTTAGCTGGGATTGTTCGCTGATCTTATTTACATCTAAAGGAGTAGAGGGATCTTGGTCGGATAAGACTACAATAAGCCCTGCGCCTCCGTATAAACGATCCCACTTGCAAGCTTGGGCCGCTGCTCTTAAGTCTTTTTCTTGGTCAATCTTTACGGAGAGTTTTTCAATCTGGTCTTCTTCTAATTGCTTAGAGAAGATATGAATCCCACCCCGAAAAGCATCATCAACCGGCGTATCTATTAGTGCTTGGCAGATCCCGTATTCAAGATACATGCGGCTTAAGAGGACGTAGTTGTTACTAATAAGGTTGCCGCGTAAGTTCTTTTCAATAGTATCCGTAAGGCTTACTTGGGAGGGAAAAAACATCTGCTGAAAGCTTCCCATAGGAAGCCCTACCGCCGCGGTTAAGTTATTTGATACAAGTTTTTCTAACTTCGGTTTTGCTTTTCTAGGCATATAAAACTCTCCATGTACTATAGATGATCGAAAATCGAATTTTTCCTTGCTAAAAAGTTATAAGATCCTGAGAGGGTATCAACGATGTCGTCATGCGCTCCATCGGGGAAGTTTTCTAATTCCCGAAAGAAGTCTTCGTTCCATCCGCCCCTTAAAACTAAAATATTCCCTGCTTCTGCTTGGGCGGATACGGGGCGGGCGCGGGTTAATTTGTCGGTTTGAGGTTTAATCGTTCGGGCATCAAAACCACCCAACATTGTCACAAAGCGGTTGGCATCTCCTACCCCACTGCTGCCCCCTTCTTGTTCACAAACCTGACTTACCTTATACCCGTCTTGAGCAGCGGTGTTCTGGATGGTGCGTTCAACATAATAAGGAGTGCCCCGTAAGGAAACGAGGTTAGCAACAAGATAACGGCCGTCATTTAGGTCGAGCAGCTTTAGGCCTCTTGTCCAGTCGGGATCAGGATTACTCTCCGATGGGGGTGTTGCAGCCCTATCCCAAAAACGGCAAGCACGCTTCCAGCCGGCGGGGATTGCATCAACCACCGGGAACCACTCTCTCCGAAAGACGTTACCTGCCGATGGTTTAACATCCCAGTTGCCGCCTAAAAGCCTTTCCCTCTCTACCCGAGGCAAGGCCAAGAGACTGGCCAGATAATCAGGATTGTTCTTTAGCAGGATCTTATTGTCATATATGGAAGCAGCGATAAACGTTACCGATTTAGGCCGGATGGGATTCTTGTAGTCCCCGTAACCAAAATTCTTATAGACCTGATCTTCCGTATCAAACCAATGAATCTCTTCCCCTTGGCGAATAAACCAACGGAGCTTTCCACTACGTTTTTGAATCGGCAGCCCATTGTCGTCAATCCACCAGGAAATGAACTTACGCACCCATGACCCTGGATCAGGATTGCAGGTGGCCCTAACATAAGGCTTGGTCTTAGCTACGGCACTTCTGTTTCTCGCAAGCATGGTGAAGAATTGCCGTTCACTAAAGTGATTAACCTCATCAAACATGATGAGCGGGGTGGAAATCCCGAAGTAAGAAGCGAGGGCGCGGTCATCGTTTAAGTGAGCAAACTTTACTTCATAGCCTGATTTAAACTTCCAGCGCAGGGAAGTTTCCGAACTCTCCCCACCCAGAAAAGGGAAGATCTTCTTTGATTCATCCCAAAGGCCACCAGGGTTGGTTATATCTGGGTAGGATCTTCTAAAAATGATTGTCCGAAAGTTTTCATCATTTAAATGCCGACAAGCTTCTAACAAAAGGGCAAAAGACTTCCCTCCACCTGCGGCCCCACCGTAAAAACATATATCCGCATTAGATGCTAAGAACTGGGTTTGAGGGCCTTCTTGCGGAGCAAAGACTTTCATTCCATGGCCTCCGCATCTCTTTGTGCCAAGACCTTCTCACCCACGGCCTTAAGCTTACTGGCCTCTTTTTGAATTTGATCAGGTAAGACGATCTTCACCGGTTCATTTACTACATCAGTCTTAACTTCCTGCTTAACCTCTCTTTTATCTGAGAAGCCGCAATAGTTCTTGAGCAGGAAGATGATCATGGTCACATTACGCTGAGTAGTGGCAACCTCGATGGCCACTGACATAAGCCTAGTCTTAAGACGCGCCCGATGTCGCTCTAAAAACTCTCCCAGCGTTATTCCGTAACGTTCTTTAATTCGCCGGTTTGCAGTTTTGTAATCGAGCTGAAAAAAATCTAAGAATAGTTTTCTGGTTGGCCCTAAATCGGCAACCTTCTCGGCCTGCTCGTAATCAAGTTCTTTACGAGTGCCACCGCGCTTTCCCATTAAAAAATCTCTTTTGTTTAAAGGTCTGGAAAGTGACATAAAAATTAAAAACACTATTTGTTGTGTTGTCAAATTTTTAGACTACTATATATGGTGTCTTTTGAGCGAGGAGGGAAGACGTGATTTTCTTTAACTCTTCAGTAATTTACCAAAATTCTCGGGCATTTGAGCGGCGGTTTAAGCTCCATCCCCTTGTCCAAAACCTCCTCGACAACGTTCTGATCTTCACCAAACTCTCCCTCAAAAAAGATATTAACGGCCGTATTACTTCTACCGTCTCCACTCTTGAAGAAGACGTGAATTTTCACCGGAAAAGCACAACCCACTTGGAAGGAAGGGCCTTTGATTTCTCCGTTAAAGATCTGGATGAACAAGAAATCTATAACCTGAAAGTGGCCTTTCAAAACGTTGCTGGGCATCTAGGGGCCTGGTCAGGAAATGAAAAATATAAATACCGCTGCTTAATTGTTGACCACGATATAGGCCTTGGCAGGCACTTACATTTTCAAATCGGCAAAGATATTGCCCAGACTTTTAAAGACTGATTAAAACTATGGTGGTTTTTATTAGAAATCGTTTAAAACGTCTCTTGCCTGCGTTTAAAGCAAAGACGGTAGGGATCAGACTTTACCCCCATCCACGCGCTTACCTCGGCATTGGTGATGCTTTACAGTTCTCCTCGTTACCCGAGAATTTTTTTAGGAACTATGGGCAATGCCTAGTGGATATAGACCACCACTGGGTCTTTGATCATAACCCCTACGTTACAAGGTTTGAGAAAAAGAAAGAAAACCTTCCAGACATTATCATTGATCTTTGGCAAGACTATGAGCTGCTTAAATGCAATATGCGTAAGTACGCCCTTTCACCAAGGGTTTTCACGTCAAACGCCGAAGCAATCCTGAGTGTCATGTCTCACGTGTTTCAAAATAGGCCTAAAGTATTCTTAAACCACCCTCGGCTTTATAAATTTGAAGATTATCCTTTTGAGAAGCGGGAAATGATTCTGCTTCACACAACAGGGCGTTCTAACGGGGAAATGCCCGACTTCTTAATTGATCATATTGTGAAAAAGTACGGCCCTACAGGAAATTTAATTCAAATCGCAGGGCCTAAAGATAAGATAGTTCCAGGCCTAAGAGTGATACGGCCTTTTAATATTTGGGCCGAAGCAGAGCTGATTTCTAAGGCCAAAATGTTCATAGGCCCTGATTCTGGGCCTGCTTGGATTGCCGCCTGCTATCCAGACGTTCAAGTAAAGAAGATCAGACTTACTAAACCCTGGGGAATTGTCGGCTCTTGGAACGAATGGGTTCCATTGCAACTAGGCCATCCGGCCTCTCACTGGGATGATCTTAGTTTGTTTCAACTATACAACTTAGAAGACTTTGATAGCGGGATTTTCAAGTCATGGAGGGAGATTTGAACTCCACGCATAAGCAAGTTCTCGATAAGGCCAGACGAGTAAAAAACGACGAGTTCTTTACTCGCTTTGAAGATGTTGAAAAATAAATAGAAATGTACCCCTCGAAAATTTGGGATAATAAGTCAGTGCTTTGCAATTGTAACGACTACATAGGAAAAGATCGGACAGAACGAGACACTTCCTCATTCGCTCTTTATTTCCTACGTAACTTTAATCGACTTCATCTAAAAAAATTAGTCTGCACCATGCGTAGCGGCCGCGTTTTCGTGAAAACAAAAGGTAAAGAATTAATAAACTGCTTCAAAGACTATGATGGCGATTTTGCGCATACCTATTCGCTAAGACTTTTGTATGAAGCGGACATAGTCTGTACAAACCCGCCATTTTCCCTAGCTAGGAAATTTTGGGAGCTTTTAATTTCAAGCAGAAAAAATTTTTTAATTATATCGAATATAACTAACGCTAAAAATGCCTCATACATGAGATTTATACAAGATAAGAAGATTTGGCCTGGTTATAATCGAGTTGATAAGTTTTTAACTCCAAAAATGACCGAGACGGGCGCAGCAGGTCATTGGTACACAAATTTTAAAATCAAGGATAGGCCTAAGTGGAAACACTTAAAGTTTAGGCCATTAAAAGAAATTCCGAAGGAATTTGTTAGACGAGATGATAACTCTATTTTAGTGATAGATCAGGGATTTATTCCTACTGACTATAACTACCCATTTGTTGTTAGCCCGAGGATTATATTAAATGGGATATTAGAAAAAGGTTTTGAGCTAGTTCGGCCTAAAGAGTATATCCCATCTTTTAATGGGAAAAAGGCATTTGGTAGAGTCCTCATTCAAAAAATTAACAACGCCTCAAAAAAGGAGGTGACATGAACACCATATTTAACTTCATCTGGGACTGGATACTTCCCATCGGTAGCATCGTCTTAATTGCCGTTATTCTTGACTCAATGCTGAGTGATTAATAAGACTACTTCTTCCCCTTCTTCCGATAGTAATACTCCATCAAGTTTTCTCTAATCCGCTGCCTACGGCATTTCTTATCTAAGCAGACCTCTTGCCATGGTGTTGATTGCGCAAAGATAGAACCGCAGAACCGGCACCTTCTTAATTTAATTTTGGCCTTACCTTGAAAGATATTAATTTCCAATAACGCTTTACTAGGATTATTAGCTAACGTCTTAAGTAGCTTATCCGTGATTTCCACAAGCCCGAAATCGCTTAAAGTATCCTCGGCGTTCTGATAATACTTTAAAGCATAGGCCTGACAAGCTGGTATCTGCTCTTTGCTGGGCGATTTAAATTCATCACCCGGATTAAAGACTTCCGGTTTTCCCTTATTATTAATCCCGATAATCTTGGGGGTTTTAAATCCTAGCATGAGCATGGGCATAAGGAACTCCTAATTAGTTTTAATCAATATCATCCCGGCCAGAGATATATTCCGTTTCGAGCTCTCCTCTTAGCTCAGATATAAGCTTATCAAATTTTCTGAAAAACCTCTTATTTTTAAGAATTATCTTCACCAGGGTTTTGCCCTCTTCACTATCTGCCAAAACCTTCCTTTTTACTTTGTTATCTAAGACCTCCACTTCCGTTATTTTCGGCGTGCTAAAATAACAATATAGGCGGGGATAATCGAACTCTCCGCAAGAGTAACCATGCTTAAAACCGGCCATCTTAATAAAATAATTATCCCTAACTTTTATCTGGATTTTAATTTCATTCTCTAAAACTTCCTCCACTTCATCCTCGCTGAATCCATAAAAATCATATTTAAATAATTCATAATCTTTATCCATAAGGCCCTCCTATTATTCTTTGTGGTATTTTTCGCCGAAGGTTTCCTCATAGTAGTTCAGAAGATCTTTCAAATCGTTTTCCAGCATTTCCTTATCTCCCGCATCTTCTGCGCACTTGCTCGCCCAATAGATCTCCCTTCTCATGTCATTGATTAGTTTTTCTATTCGTTTCTTTGCGGCCATCCCTTACCCCCTATCTTCCTTGTTCCTTACACTTCTATTATATCACATTATTTAATATTACGCATTTAGTCCGTCGCCCTTTCAAGCACTTACAACTCTCCGCATCATATTGATATTGTTAGGGATTTAAATTTTTTAGTCTCGTTCAATTTCGATATCCGAAGCGCGTCTTTGGAAGTAGTGATCTGCTTCGATCTCATCAATTAAGTCTTTACCGAAGGCCGTAGTTAAATCGATGGTTTTGCCAGAATCCACATCAACCACTTCTAAGATCCTCAGGTCTTCAGCAAACCAAACCCCGCTCCCATAAAGGCCGTCAGCATTGGCCCCATAATCACTATCATACTCGTAATCCTGCTCAAAAGTTACTGAATACAGGCCCTCGCCGATCTCTATTTCATCGATCTTTGCTTTTTGCGTTATCATATCTTCCCCCCTCGTTTTTCTTTCATCCGTTTGCAAAGCATCCGCAGCGCAAAGTTCATTAGTTCACGGCACTCCTCCGCCATTTCCCTATCCCCGCGAGCTTCGGCCATCTGAGCAAAGGCCGATTCTCTTGCTGCGATTCTGCGTAAGTTCTTAGGCCCTAGCAGATGCTTTACTTCTTTATTTATTCTTGTTTTCCTTTTCATACTTAAATCATATCACACTATTTAATATAATGCTATGCGCCAGGTATTATCTACATGCCCTTCCGGGCACTTAGAAGGCGGTGCAATATGCTGAATTGACGGGGGAATTGAATTATTTTGAAGAAAATGCAGAATCCCCGTTATTCTGCGTAGTTAGATGTTAGGACAGGTAAACCCTTGAAAGTTTCTAAGTCACTAGAACCCCATGATCTTCTACAAGGCCTCTAAAATCGTTTTAAAGCGCGATTAACCCAACTTCCCTAGTCGGGTATAGGCCAAGTGAAATAAAGGCCTTTAAAGGCCTCTAAAATCGTTTTAAAGCGCGATTAACCCAACTTCCCTAGTCGGGTATAGGCCAAGTGAAATAAAGGCCTTTAAATGCGCCTAGAATAGCTTAGTGATTTCAACGTGTTATCCGAAGCTACATAGACTTAAATATTATCCACGCTTTTCTCATCTTCTGATTCTAAGGGTTTACGTTCGTTCCAAGCATCCCTAGCTTGCTTAAATGCCTCTTTGGCCGCGTCACTTAATTCTGGTAAGCAATCCCCGTTCCACGGTCGCCCGCCCACCTGCCAATCGAGTTCCGAAAATTCGCAGCTAAATTTAGGCCCCTTCGCCCAGCACTTCTTGCATCTAACTCCTGCGTAGTTTTTATGCGAATAGCCAGAATAGCTAAATTCGTAAGTTCCTTCGCCACCGCAGAAGGGGCACGGTTTAAGATCCACTTCTGACCAGTGGTGATAACTTCGCCATTTCAACTCTCCTAGCTTAGTAAATAGTTTTCCTTTAAGCTCCTGCGATCAGGTATCTAATTTAAAATCAATTCTGTGGCGTCACGTCCCGTTCTACGCCCTATATCGCGAGGTGATGGTGGCGAGGAGCTACCACCCTACTGATCCCCACCCCCCAACTTAAAATCCCCCTTCTTTAGGCGGGTGCGGATAATACTTTGTAACCTCCGCAGCAGTCTCTGCCAACTGATCTTTAAGCGGCCGATGGCCGTGCCTAAACGGCCAGAGGGCGCATCTCTTTACTGTGCATAATTTAATTTCATTCTTTTGATATGCGCAGCAATCATAGCATTTAATTCTGATCGCCCTTAGTGGTGATAACTTCGCCATTTCAACTCTCCTAGCTTAGTAAATAGTTTTCCTTTCCAAACGGCCGAGGCCCATTAAAAGGCCAGCGGCCGTTTGGGATTAATTTCGTATTTTAAATTTATCCATTTTGTGCTTTGCGTAGTTTTGGCATCTTGAGATGCGTCATACACAATGTTGATATGCGTTATATGCATTTTTAAATAATTTAAATTTATCTTTCTTATTAATAAGTAAAATAAAATAAAATAAAGTGTAAGGTCTCGATGCCTCCAAACATTGAAAAAGTCCGCTAATAGCAAGGGTTTTTCCATTTTGTGCTTTGCGTAGTTTTGGCATCTTGAGATGCGTCATAGGCCATCTTGAGATGCGTCATAGGCCATCTTGAGATGCGTCATACACAATGTTGATATGCGTTATATGCATTTTTAAATAATTTAAATTTATCCATTTTGTGCTTTGCGTAGTTTTGGCATCTTGAGATGCGTCATACACAATGTTGATATGCGTTATATGCATTTTTAAATAATTTAAATTTATCAAATTTGCTCATCATTTCATCACCGCTGAACCATAAGTTTTTCCAAGTAGCTGAATAAAATCTATCGCATTAGGGGCCTTATTACCCTTTTCAGATCTTTTCCATTTA